GAGCCGTACCGGCACCACCGGCAGAAGCCGCAGCAGCACCCGTCAGATCCTTCTCCATATCGCGCTTCATCTCACGACCATGCTTTGCAGTCTGGTAGGAGACTTCAGATGCGCGACCTGCCTTATCAACAGCCTCAGTCGTACCCGTAACCGCAAACGGCTTGCGGGCAATCTGGGTCATATTCTGAAGGCGGGTTGTCGGCGTAATAGCAGCAGCCGAAATGATCGCGCCCTCAGTCTTGGCGTTCTGAGCAGCCGCCGCCAGTGCGTCTGTCTGCCAGTCATGCCGTTTTGCCTTTACGGAAACACGTGCCGCATTGGACATAAACGGAGTTTCAGTCGGGGAGATGTCATAAATAACATCCGTCAGATCCTCACGTTGACCAACAGCGGTGTAAGTGGTTAAAGCCTCACCTACGATAGCCATAGTTAATTACCTCTCATCATCATTTGTTGAATCGCTAATGCCGCATCCTTGGTCGTTCCCGTCTTTCTGACTCTACCCCGGATTTCCTCGTAATCACCTTGCTTGATTTCACTCTTTGTCTTCCGCTTACCGCTTCCGACTTTAGGCAATGATTTCAACTTGGACTTTTTAGGCTGTGAAGTCTTTTTGGCGTTGTTATAAAGCATCGCATCCCTCGCAAGAGCAACCAAACGGCTGTCAACAAGGCCATAATGCTCGATAGCGTCACCATTCATCCTTCCGTCGATTTCGTAATCCTGAAAGCCTCTTTCAAGAAGGAACTTCCTGACTCCGGTCATCTCTTCCTTCGCGGTCTTTTCATCAGCCCACTCTGGAATGACTAGAGGGAGTTTTGCCCTTTCTGCCTCGACGTTGCGCCCATAGTTCTCAAGCGCCTTTTGGTTTTGCAGTTGCTGAGCACGCTGATGAAGCTCCTTTGCCTTCTCTTTCTGACGCTGTAGGTCAGCAGAGCGAGCCGCATATTCAGCGGGATCAGTATGCCGCAGCACCTCAAGATCCTGCTCCGAGTTTCCGGTTAGTAGAGCCTCATATTCAGACTTCATCGCCTGGATTTGGCCCCATTCCTGTTGGAACTTCTCATTAATCTGAGCCTGTTCCGATTCGAATTTCTTGCGGTTTTCTGCAAGATCCATCAACTTCAGGTCAGCCGATTCACCCTTTTGGTAATGAGAAATCAAATCCTTGATGGTGGCTGATTTCTCTTCTCCATTGACCTTGGTGGGAATCTCCAAACCTAAAAGGAAGTCTTCCTCTACGTTCAGATGATCCGCAAGCTCGCTGAAGTGGGTTACAGGCTCAGATTCGTCTTCGGTAGGCTCTGGAGCCGCCTCGACTTCCTCTTCAACCTGCTCTTCTGCCTGCTGCTGTTCCCCTTCGGCCTTCGCCTCGGGTTCCGATTGTGCTTCGGGTTCAGGATGGGTGGCGTCCTTCTCTTCAAGATTAGATGACTCACCGTCCATAATCGAAAGAATACGATCTGCCGCACTCTTTACTGTTCCATAATGCTCAACTTCGTTGATCTGAGCTTCGCTCATTTCTTACTCCATCCGGCGAATCTTAGAAATAAAGCCCTGTTACCCCTCACCTGTCGGTAGAGGGCATCCCGTCCTTCGCCGTCTTCGGATAGGGATGTAAGCCATGACTCAATCAATAAATTCTCAAGATCTTGAAATATTTCACCTATATCTCTTGACGTAAATGTTTGACCAGAGTTCTTAAACTTTTCAAGTTCCTCTTTAAATAAAGAATTATCAAACGACATTTAGGCCACCTGGGATGTTACGTTGATACTCAAGCTCGATTTTGTAACGTTCTCGCTGGTCTTTATCAATCAATTCCTTCATCTTCTCTTCGTGTCGCCAGATAGCTTCTTGTCGGTTGGTTTCGGCTTCTGCTCGTCGGGACTGGATGTCCTGCTCGGCAAGCTGTAGCTGTGCCATAGCCATTTTTTCTTCCGTTGACGGCTCATCCGAAGGCGGAGGCTGCGTGCTCGGGTCCGTAAAGTATTGATTGACATCTCCCAATCCGGCGAATTCCACCAGTTTCTCAAGGGCATTATAGACGTTTTGCTCAGTAATGCCTCTTCCTGTTGGTAAGAGCTTTTCCTGCATGGCTAGAATCTGGTTGACCATAGCCATCTGACGGTCCTTATTACCCGTCCCAAGGCCAACGTTTACCGTCATGTTATACCGGCAACGCCACTCATCTGGCTTAACCTCAACCCACTGGCCTCGAATTTGCAGGACTTTTTGCTTGTTCTGGTTCTTCTGAAGGATGGCGTGTAATTCCCTCATGAGAGGCTTCATGCCGACTTCAGCAAAGATTCTTGCGATTAATTCCGTCCTCATACGGGCCATGTCGAAAGACTGGTTAATAACACCCGTACGTCCATGAGCCAATACATTGCCTTCCAGACCCATCGAATCCTGAGAAACGCCCGTCCGTTCCTTTCTCATGGTATCCATCATCCCCATGACGTCCATCGTCTGAGGGGGGAGTGGATTGTAGGGGACCGGCATCATGACCTGACCTGGCGGGCCTAGAGTCCTGACAACACCACCACTTCTTGAGGTTAAGAGGTCGTCCAGATTAACCATGCCATCCTGAACAGCCGTCCTTGAATTATTGGCAAGGTAAGTATTATCCAATACCTGCCGCATCAAAGTGGACTTGATTAATTGGATGTCCTTGACCATATCCGCTATCGAAAGGCCATAGAACTTGTGGGTAAGGATGACGGGGGTGATTGCAATAAACGGTACGCGATCAGCGGGTTCATTGATGAATATCTCACCGCCCGCTATGGTTATCTGGCGCAGTTCTGCAATGCCATCCCCGTCGAAATCGACTTTATAATAACACTCGTAGACCTCAATCAGCTCGGTTTGAGAATGATTGGAATCTTGTGAAAACTGGTCGTCTGTCAGATAATCCCTGGAAAGACGGACTTCACTATCCATCCACGTTTTAGCATGGAATTTCTGAAGGTTATTGACCTTCTTCTTACTAAAGCCCATCTCGATAAGATCGGATCGGGTCTTGAAGGTCTTGTGAGCACAGAAACGTGCTTCAGAAGGAATGATGCAATCTGCATCCTTTGAGATAAGGAATTCTTCATACGGGATAGGTTTAACCCGTGCCGTACCGTTGTTTATCTTCCTTAAAATTGTAATATCGTGTATCCCACCCTCTTCTGAATGTTCGATGGGATCGACATCCGGGTTTGCCAGAAGATACTCAAGCTCTCCGTCAGAAAGCCCCTTGTACTCTTCCCTCTCGGTCTTTTCTTGAGGATCCCACCAAACCTTCATGATGCCGTTTTTAGCCAAGAGGGCATCTTTGAACCATGTGTACAGGTTTATAAAACCATCGTTCTCTTTATAAAAGACATGGTTGACAATATCGGTCTCTTGCTTGGCAGCGTCCTCATCGGAAGGCTCTACGGGGTCAAAGACTACCGCCCTCTCGTTTGAGGTGAAGACCCGCATAAGGGATGGCATGATCCACTCAATGACGTCCATAACGTCCCTTGAGATGACCGAAGACTTGCCTTCTTCCTCGTTACCAAAAGGCTCTCCAAGGTAGAAGTCGATATTCTCAGCTATCTCACCGGAAAGATCGCCATCATACGCCCCATAGGCGTCATTGATTTCGTTCTTTACAAGTGAGTCAAGCTCGATTTTAGTCATTCGTGGCATTTAATTTCCTCGGTCTACCCGGACCACGCTTCTTCTCAAGTTCAGAGACCTTCTTCTCCAAATCGTTAATACGATCCATCAGCTCTTCTACGAAGTTCTGGAGACCATTTACGTTTTCACCAAAGAAACGATATTGATTTACCTGAAAGTCCCTTAAAGTCCTTTCGTTAAGATGTCCTGGCATTACGGCTCCCTCGAATACTCGGCAACACTGCCAAAAGCATTCTTCTGAAAGTGAATATCAAACTCTAAAAGTCTTGCATCAGCAGCATAGGTATCATCACCACCGATTCGGGAAAGTTTCACCAAAAGCATGTCCGAGATTTTCTTACCATCAGAGGAAATCGGTGAAAAGGCTGATATAAGGTGCTCGTTAGCTGTATCGTTGTCCGGGGTTCCCGCTACCGGAGCAGTAACTGAATCCGTGGTAAAAGCCGCATCCATCACTTCACCGATAGGAGCCCACTTATAGTCTAGCTGCCACTTAACCGTACCCGAGGCGGAGGTGGACTTCTGCCAGTGAACATGCGGCATTATTTCACTACCAAAGACCCATGAATGCGGAAGCTGTACCTGAAAGAATAAAAGCTCCGTCCCGCCACCATCAAACAACCAACCCCCATTTGTCGTATCAAAATCAGGGTCAGAAGCCAAACCTGGAGGGTTCACAGCACCTGCCGGGAATCTTAAATCATCCCAATAGGACTTCCACGTTACATCTGGAGATTTGAATCTCATAAACTCTTTTCCTAAACGATGCCCTTGTTTGAATACTTGATCTCACCCGAGTAGTTCATGTTTGAAGTACGGGCGTTTCTCAAAGACTGTACAGCGTATCTTGTGGCAGACATCAAATCGTCCTTCAAAGGAACGACCTTCCCATCTTTTCGATGGTACATTCTGAATTCCTCAAACCACTCGTTACACGTATTAAAGACCTTAAAACGTCCAGACTTCATTCTTTCCCAGATATGCTGAAGACCCGCTTCAACCCCGAGGTCGCCTTTCTTCTGACCCGGCGAAGGAGGGTTGGTAAAAGACTCATACCACATGTTGACGCCCTCAGCTCTATACAGGTCTGCCATAGTCCTTGCCGACTTGGGGTCTTCCTGGTTTCCATCATGCGGCCAGATAACAGGTATCCACATGTCCCTCTGTCGGAGTGCAGATGCATTCTCCGAGATAGTCGCCCTCGACTTTCTGTAGACGTCATATACATAAACAATGTCTAAATCTCTATCCCACGCTATCCATGCGGCAGCAAAAGGGTGGTCAACACCGAAATCAATACCACACACTCTAGGCCAGTAATCAGGAATATCAACCGGATCACACTTGATGTCCTCTTCACTCATCGGCCAAACCAGACCCGAACCCATAAGCGGAACACCCTTACTTCGCATGTCTCGCTGCCACTCGGGTAAGGCTTCTAATATCTGCTTCTTCTTGTCCTCAGTTAAGTGAGGCGCATCATCCCATGTAGCATTAACCAAAGCCTGACCGTACTTCAGATGATTCATAAAGCCATCTACGACCTTGGTAATCCCTTCTTCAGGGGTAAACGTCAAAAGAAGGATGGCATTCGGCTTATCTGTGGTCATTCGTAAGAATTGTGACCAAACCTCTATCGGGGGTTCCTCATCACCCCAAACCACATCAGCAGCGGTCCCCATGAACTTCTTCCAATCTTGTTCATAGGCCATCAGAAGAATCTTCGAAACCCCTCTTTGGTGTTTGACCGTAACTGCCTGGTACGCATTCGGGACGCCCGGCTTTCGGACAGTTTCAAGGATAAGGTCTTTAGGGATAGCTCCAGTTCCCAAAGCTCTTGGGTCGTCAGGGTCTCCAAGAAGCTCCTTTTGAACAATGTTCTTGGTGGTGTCATTGGTGACTCCGGCTGCGATAATCTGTACCGGCTCATGAAACCTCTGCCCCTCCCACCAGTCTGGATAAAGCCCAGTAGCGTGAATAGCAACCTCTTTCGCAGCAGAAAAGGACTTCCCAACCCGGTTAGCCGCCATCAAAGCCTTCTGAGAAGCCGGTTTTTCCGTATCCTTCCCTACCGCATTGTGAAAACTTAACTGGTACTCATAGGGCTCATAAAAGTAAAGAGACCGAAATCTCTTGTCATACTCATGCGCCTCTATCAGTTCCTCAAGATTCATCGCTTCTTCCGGTACTTCTTACTTACCCTTTTCGGCGGACAGCCCTTCTTCTGCTTGGCATAGCACATCGCCATGTAACGTCTTTGCTTTTCGGTTTTGGCTGGCATCAGTTATCTTTAGTTATTCTTGCTGGCCGTAACATAAACACCAACACCCGCATCAACGTTCTTGGTCTGACCCAATACCGTAGTCGCATTCTTGCTTCTTTGATAAACAATAGAAGCCTTGTCCGGGTTCTTTGTAAACGCAACACCATCGGTACTAACATTCACATTCTTGGAAAACGCTCTCTGGGCCATATCAGTACCTCTTCAGCATCTCTTCACGCTTCCTCTTTGCATCCAGAAGCGTCTGCTTGCCAATGTTCGCTATACCACTGCCCATAGGAACACTAGCAGGATGATTGTGCGGCTTACTCGGATTCTCCGGCTTCCCACACGTCTTGCACGTCCTCATACTCCCAGACGCTACGCCTACCCTGCCAGCCTGGTCGTCATCTCTGTACATATTAGCCATTTCACTACTCCTAAAATCAATAACTTACGTTTAACTGGTTAAAATTTGTACAGCAAGCTAACTTATTGTTTTTATTACACCAGGTATC